GTTTTTGCAATGAATGGGGACGTGGTGGAAGTGTGCGACGAAAAGGCCGTTCAGTTGTTTTCGGATTTTCCTAAAGAGTGGGTATTGGTCGAAGAAAAGAAAGAGCCTGTTTCATATTCCAAGACGGGTAAGAAATAAATGTCTCTTGATACAGTCAACGCCATCGTTTCTCTGGCGGAAGCCAAGGCGTTTCTTAAGATCACGGCGGCGTCCGAAGATTCGATATTGGAAACAATGATCAACCGCGCGTCTATATGGGCGAACGATTACACTGGACGGCTACTCCTTTCCAGGACGAATACTGAATATTACGACGGAGACGGGACAGATATTCTTATCCTACGGCAATACCCCGTCACATCGATAACGAACCTCTATGACGATGTTGACCGTGCCTTTGGATCAAATACGATTATCCCGGCGGCGGACATTGTTCTAAACACAGAAAACGGGATCATCCGCCTATTCAACGGGACGGCGGCTTTCAATACCGGGATGATGAACGTCAAGGCGGTTTATGTGGCGGGTTACGTTACGCCACCTGAATCAGTGAAAGAGGCCGTCTTGGTTCATGTGGGGCACTCTTACCGTAGGCAATATGTTGACCAGAAGTTCGGCGTCTCTTCTGAAACAGTTGGAGACCGGACGACATCCTACGCGAACGACGACATCCCGCTAAGGGCAAAGGCGTTACTCGATCCATACCGTTCAGAGAAGATTTTCCTTGGCGTCTGAGTTCATCATCGAAGGTATCAAAGAGATTGAAAAGATGGCGGGGAATTACGCCGGGGCGCGTAAGATGATGCACGAACTCCTACTCAAGGCATGTTCAAAGTTTTCCCTTGAAAGTTTGGAATCATCGAAGAGAAAGTATTTGTCTGGCGGGTCTTCAGATGTTTTGAAGGTTGTCACTGGCCGTCTACGGTCAAGCATCACACCCGGGATCAAAGAATCTGGGGAAGATATTATTGTGTCACTTGGGACGGGGGTTCCTTATGGGCGCATACACGAATATGGTGGGCCTATATTAAGACGTGGGAAGGTGGTCGGACGTATGCCGGAGCGGTCGTTCCTTAGGCGGGCCTTCATGGATAATATGGAGAATTTCAAAGATGACATTTTGACCGTCGTTACAGTATCGGCAAAGAGCGGGTGGACACATGGCTGATTCAAAACGCAAGTTGATTCTTCAATACCTACGTGACACGCGGCTACCAATTATAACCGTCGTGGGAGGTTACACGACGAATGTCGCACTTGTGAAGCGAGGACTACAGCCTCTTGATTCTCTATCTGATGCGGACCTCCCGGCCCTGTTTGTTGGGAAGACGGTTGAGAAGCGGGACAACATAACAAGGAACCAATACAAAGCGATCATCACTGTTTTTGTCGTTGGATACGTGAAGAGCCCCGATGGGGTGTCGGACGCGCAGGGTGCGCTCGATGATATGATCGCAGACGTAACGCACGCATTGGAAACTGATCGGACTCTTGGCGGTAACGCTAAATGGCTAGAAGTTAAGAACGTCATCACGGACGACGGCGACCTGGCCCCACGGGCGGGGTTCGTGATGGAGGTGGAAATCGCTTATGTGACGGAAGGGGTGACACCGTGATGAATGAATATAAGAACAAGGAATTAAAAAGCGGAGACGCTAAAATCTTAAAGCTGAAATGTGTTGTTTCGTGTTGGGCTCCTGGACTTGGAGAGTTTAAGGAAGGAGAAATAATAAGCGGGACGGATTTGGTTTTGAAATTGCAGGACAACCCTAACTTTGTCAAACAGGAGGCTTAACCGTGGCATTGTATCCCATCGAAGCACAGAGGTTCGGACTTAAGAAGGAGGCGGTGCGTGGCACGGCTGAAACGACTCCGGCAAAGTGGTATCCCATTCTCAAGGGGACAGAACTTAAATACGATCTTGCCCTCTTGGAAAACGACGTTCTGAAAGGTGACCCGACCATGATGCCCCCCATTGCCGGGGCGAAGACTGGGGCCGGGAAAATCAAAATACCTCTTGACGCGCAGTCTTGCGGGGAGTTCTTCCGTTCACTCCTCGGCGGTGCCGCGTCGGTCCAGCAGGGTGGCTCGGCGGCCTATAAGCACACGTTCACGCTGAACGCCGGATACCAAAAGCCGTCCTATACTTTCTTCCAGGATTACGGGATCGACATCAAGAAATATTCCCTTGGCGTGGTCAAGAAAATCGCCATTGGCGGAGGGGTTGATTCGCTCGGTTCCTTTGAGGCGGACGTTCTTTTTAAGTCCGAGATCGGCGGGGCGTCCATTGGGTCCCCCACGTTCCCGACACAGAAGTATTTGGCGTTCAATACCATGGACTTCAAGATTGCCGGGACGTCGAACACCGATATCAAGGAATGGAATATTGAAATTGACAACGGGGCCATGGGGTTGAAAACGCTTAACCTCTCCCAAGATGTCAACGACATCATCGCGGCGAACAAGCTGGACATCAAGGGCGGGTTTACAATCTACTTCTCGACGGAAGCGGAGCGCACAAAGTTCTTGGCCAATACCGCCGTCGCCCTTCGGATGTTGGCAGTCGGTCCGCTCATCGCCGCGACCTACTACATGACAGTCGACGTGAACATATATGAAGCGCATTATACCGCGTTTCCGTTCGCGGACGACTCCGGTCTCCTGGCCGCGAAGGTGGCGTTCACTGGCTACTATTCCGCCTCGGACTCTAAGGCGATCCAGATCGACGTTACCAACGCGGACACATCCTACTAATGACTCCGAAAGAAATCATGCAGATGGACCCCGAATCCCGGCTCGCGCTCGAAGCGCGGGCTCGGGTGGGGGACATTGACGCAGTCGCCGATTGGGTGATGTTGTCGGCGTGGCGGGCGATTATGGCCCGCAAGGCGGAATCATCTAAAGCAAAGGTAAAGTCTTTTCTCGAAGTGTTCCGATCCATCCGCGTGACCGTGGAGCCGTCAAATGGCTGACCAAAAAATTGAGCTAACAGTCCGGGTAAACTCCGACACTGGACAACTGGACGTTGTTTCTCAAAAACTGAAGGCCATCGGGGCGGACTCCGAAAAGGCAGGTAAACAGGTCGCCGGGGCCGGGGAAGGGTTCAAGTCTCTTGGTAAGGCTCTGGGAGGCCTTGCCACAGCGGCGGCGATCGGGGCTTTCTTCAAGTCCGCGGTGCAGGGGGCGGAAGAAGAAAATCAAGCCATGAGGCGGCTCAAGTTCGCCGTGGAAGCGTCCGGCCAGTCATTCCAGGACAGCCAAAAGCAGATCAACGCATGGGCGCAAGGGATAAATTCGGTCACGCGGTTCACCGATGGTCAAGCCATTGAGACAATGGCAAAATTTGTCCGCGTCACCGGGGACACGACAAAGTCGCAAAAGGCCAGCCAATTGGCCATGTCCCTATCCGTTGCCACCGGGAAGGACCTTGCCACAACTACCGACATACTTACAAACCTAATCAACAAAAACGAACGCGGCGTAATGATGGCTCGAAAGGAGTTCGGGGCCTTCATTGGTGGGGCTGAAAACGGCCAGCAAGTGCTGGATGTCCTTTCAAAAAAGTTTGGAGACGCGGCACTTAAAGAGGAAGGGTTTTCTAAGGAGACTTCCAGCCTTTCAAACAACTGGAATGAGCTGAAGGACACCATCGGAAACGCGGTTATCCCTGTTTTGACTTCTTTCGTTTCGTGGTTAAACAAGGGGGTTGACGCCATTCGGGCGGTCGGCGATGCCCTTGGTACATTGGCGGCGTTGATTTTCACGACGTTTGAAGGAATGGGTCGGGCGGTTGTGGCGTTGGTCAAGCGCGATTTTGGGAGCATTGAGAATATCGCAAAAGAGACGTGGGGGAAAATCCAAGCGATAACCTTGGAATCGGGCGACATGATCCGCCAGGAATTTGAAAAAACAACGGCGGCACACGCTATCCACTCTGATACGAGGGTCCAACAGACAACGGCGCGGACTGAACAAGAGCGGGCGGCTGAAAAGAAGGCGCAAGACGATAGAGATGCCGACGCGCAACGGGCCTTAGAGATGGCAGAGGCCCTGGATCAACAGCTCCTCTCATTCGCTGTCGTGCCGACTTTTAAGTAGACATCTACATCACACCATACGTCATACATCCCGGCAACCGTAAATGCAGAGGTTTGCGCCGCTGTTCCGTTAACCGAAATCTGTGCCTGTG